CCGCCCCACAAAAACCCCGCCGTCCCCACCCCACAACGGGGGCTTTCCAAAAACAGCAAAACCAAAACCAAGACCATGTTCAAAGAACCCTGCCAAGTCATAGCAATCCACAGCCGCCCCTTATTTTTTTGCGGCTTATGGTTCATTACCGTCAGACTAAAAAATGAATACGGCTGGAAATTCGACCGCAAAGCCATGTTTGAAAACAAAAAAGCAGCTGAAAGCCTAAAAATCGGAGACTACATCATCCCATGACCAGTCGCAACATTGAAAACCTCATAAAAATCGGCACAGTTTCCCAAACCGACCCTGTTGCCAACAGAATCCGCGCACAACACGGCGGTCTCATTACAGACTGGTTGCCATACTTTGTTCCTGCAGCGGGTGGCGTATCAATTTGGCGTTTACCTTCCATCGGCGAAGGTTGCATCATACTTTCTCCCAGCGGAGAACCCGAAAACGGAATTATTATTTGCGGCTTCTCAACCTCCCAACATCCTGCCCCATCCCAAAACCCAGACGAAACCATCATCCTCATGCCTGACGGAGCAGAGTTTAAATACAACCACGCAAAAAGCCATCTGCAAATCAAAGGCATCAAAACTGCCGATATTACCGTCAAAGAAAAAGCCACCGTACACACCAAACACCTGACTATCGACAGTCCCGAGACAGACATCAAAGGCAAACTAAACGTTGTCGGACTGCTTACATATCAGGGCGGCATGGCAGGAAGTGGTGGCGAAGGTGGAGCGGCAGCAGTTATCAAAGGCACAATACGCCAAGAAGCAGGCAGCATCATCAGTAACGGGGTCAACCTAACCACCCACACCCACCAGGGCGACAGCGGCGGCACAACAGGACAGCCTAGATGACCAATGACCAAACAGGACGCAGCATCGGCTTAAAAGAACACATTGCCCAATCCATAAAGAACATACTCTTCACTCGCATCGGTAGCCGCCTCATGCGAGAAGACTACGGTAGCCTTCTGCCAGAGCTGATAGATATGCCGATGACCCAGACCGTTGTAGCACTCTGCCATCAGGCTGCCGTCACTGCCATAGCGGCATGGGAGCCGCGCATTACCGTCCGCAGCATACACTTTGACCCGACCGCCGCCGCTAACGGACAACTAGCCATTACCATAGTCACAACCCTGACCGACGGCACAGAACAAACATTCCAAATACAATAACGCAGAAACATGGCAGAAATTGACCTAACCCGCCTACCAGCCCCCAAAGTCATCGAAGAACTCGACTTTGAGACCATATTTGAGCGCAAAAAAGCGAACCTCATCGCCCTCGTCCCGGCTGGCATACGTCCAACCATTGCAGCCACCTTGAAACTCGAATCAGAGCCACTGACCATCGACCTTCAACAACAGGCATATCAAGAAATCATCCTGCGTCAACGCATAAACCAAGCAGCTGCAGCAACACTTTTAGCCTTCGCGCAAGGAAGTGATCTTGACCACCTTGCCGCAGCCAAAGGCATAGAGCGGAAAACCATCATCTCTGTCGATCCAACCACCAATCCCCCTACAGAAGCCGTTTACGAAACCGACGATGACCTCCGCCGGCGCGTCCAGTTATATCCAGAGAAACTCGCAGCGGCAGGGCCTCGTGCAGCATACGAAGCCCATGCCCTTGATGCCGCCCCCGATATTACCGATGCCCGCGCCGTCAGAGTGTCTCCAGGAACAGTCGCTGTTTATATCCAAACATCCAGCAACCAAGGCATACCTAGTGGCCGTACCCTTGAAACCGTCAATGCCTATCTTAGCGACGAAAGCCGCCGCCCACTCTGCGATACCGTAACCGTCCACGCCGGCACCCCGAAAGAAATACGCATATCCGCCCGTATTACCTATGAAGACGGCCCAGACAAAGAAATCGTCAAAGCCCGCCAGCTTCAAGACCTCAATCAAATGCTAGAGCAGCATAAAAGACTCGGCGCACAAATTGCCTTGTCAAAAATCATTGGCGCACTTGATACAGATGGCGTCAAAAAAGTAGAGCTGACAGAGCCAAGACAAGACATCCTGTGTACAGACGGCGAATTTATAAAAATTACAGAAACCATACTGACAGAAGCCTAAGCCATGCCGACAGTCATCCCTACCAACAACACCGACCTACTGCAAGCCCTTGCACGCCTGACATCGCAAGAACTGGCAACTGTCTTCGATCTCGCAGTCATTACCAAAAGCCGCATTCCCGACAGTTGCCCTCCAGAATTCATACCATGGCTTGCATGGGAACGCTCCATAGGCAGTGACGAAGGCTGGAATATTACCGACACCGAAATCGCACGCCGAAAACTGATAGAAAACTATATTCAAAAGCATCAGCACAAAGGGACACCATCCGTCATCCGGCGCCTTTTCCGTGACCTAGGATACGGAGAAATACAAATCATCGAAAATACCGCCAATCTTTACTGGAACGGAAACGCCGTCTTTGACGGCACACACCTATTCGGAGGCAGCAATGGAGAATGGGCGAAATACAGCATTAAATTAAGCCGCCCGGTTACCAATAATGAAGCCCAAAAGCTTCGAGAATGGTTGGAACGAATTGTCCCTCTCCGTTGCGAACTGCACAGCCTCGACTACCGGGACCACCCTATCTATTGGAACGGAGAAATCACATTCGACGGTAGTTACAACTTCGGCATAGCCTGACCCTAAAGGATAAAAAATGGCCAACGCACAAGAACTCAACCAATACACCCAAAACGTCCGCCTCATCGAACCAGGCGACCGCGTTATAGGCGGTACTGATGCCCCAATCAATCAACCCCTGCAAGCGCTAGCTAACCGCACCTTATACCTTAAAACCCAAGTCGAATCCAAGATTGGCAATAAAGGTACGCAAGTTATAGAAGGCCAGCTCAATATTCAAACCAACGCATGGGAAAAAATCCGTTTTACCAATGGCGACGGCAGCTACTGGCGTTTTGAGACCGCCCCCGTATCTGAAGGAGAAAACGGCGCACGCTTCAATTATGTTTTTACATCGGGAAGTCGAGAAATCGGGCGCGTACACTTCCCGCGCGTATCCGGATCGGAAAGCGTCGCCTATCAAAGTTGGGTCGAAGCCAATGCCGCCCGACTTGCTACTGACAAAATGAATGTCGCCACCACCAACTACTATGCAGACCAGTCCGGAGGCTATACCAAAAGCGGATTTTACCGATCCAATGGCCGTCAGCTTGACGGAAATACCCTGCCAACAATGGAAATCCACATTGCCCATCCGGAAGTAGTGAACGGCGCACACGCCCGCGGCATCGGCTTCTCATACGGCTCGTCGTCCAATCCGTATCATCTCGTTACCTCTGCTTGGGATGCCAACGGTCGTTATATCGGCATGAGAACCGTCTTAACCGAAGAAAACGGCGTCATGCTATCAAATGACCAAACCGTCGGCGGTGTCAAAACCTTTACATCAAAAGCCGTATTTAATGCGGGACTGTCCGTATCCGGCAATGGAAAATCTGCCGATATCCATACCGGTCCCAGAGATATTTATTTGCGTAATTCCAAGAGCAGCAAATATCTGCAACTTAAAGACGACGGCACATTGACATACAGTGATGTCAAAATCGCCCTTATGTCCGACAAATCAGATGCCGTCAATCTGGACAGTACCGACAATCTTGCCACATCCAAAGCCGTCAAAACCGCCTACGACAACAGTATCCGACGCGGAGGTGCAGTAGGTTTGGGCGGGCAGAATCATCAAATTGCCATCGGTTGGGACACGCCCGGACTGATTGCGCGTGTCGATAACAACGTGATGAATGTAGGCGTCCCCGTTGGTGCCGTCGCCTACTTTGCCCAAGATGTCCCACCATTTGGATGGTTAAAAGCAAACGGTGCGGCAGTATCCCGTACCGTCTATGCCAACCTGTTCGCCGCCATCGGCGAACGTTACGGCCGTGGTGACGGACGCACCACTTTCAACTTGCCCGACTTGCGCGGCGAATTTATCCGATCATGGGATGACGGCAGAGCCATTGATAGAAATCGTGCATTAGGCTCATGGCAGGGGGGGGAAATTCCGCGCCCCAAACCACGCCACCCTTCTCGGGGCCCACCGCCCCGCCCGGCCGCGCCTATATCCGCACATTGACTGACTCAGCCGATACCGTCTCCGTATTAAGA